CTTTTGACTCTTGATAATTAAAACCACCTAGACAATCACCACACTTAGATGGCTTCTTATAAGGTGAACCATCCTTCTTCTTCTTATATACATATCCTTTACCTTTGCACACAGGACATTGAACAGCTTTAGTTTTATACAAAGTCTTAAAGTTAAACTTAACTAGATTTTTAAAAGCAGGTACAGGTAAGTTAGGTTGTATAGTGTCAGCCCATCTCTTTTTATCTATAGGTTTCCTACTAAATAAAACCCATGACAATTGTTCAGGGCTACCAAGATTGACAGGTGTATCCCCCATCAAGTACCTAGTGTACTTATTAAGTTTCTTTTCTAAGTCTAACTTCTCTTCCTCAAACTCTTTTCGCACCTCACTAAGTTTAGTCCTGTCTATTTTAAAACCTGATTGATACATCCTAGCAAGAACTACAGATACCTCATTAGTTATTTCAATCGTCTTAGACAAACCAGCATCCTCGACTCCCTGCAATCTATTTTGTATCTTCTCGTATACCTCCTTGGTCGCACCGATATCATGTCGGAGGTAGGTTTCGAGTTCGAGTCTTGGGATTTCTCTTGTACTATATCCTTTTTTAAAATAGTCTTTGAGTGTGTCTTCTTTTTGGACTTCACATTCATACCTTTCTGCAACTTTACCCAACCCTAGTCTGTCAGTTATGCCACGTTGTAATACATACTCAGCTAGCATAGTGTCAAATACTTTACCCTCATATTTAAACCCACTCTCCCACAACCATAATAGATCGTGAGATATGTTGTGTCCTATAAGTAATGTTGTCTTATCTAAATAATCCTGAACAGCATACCTATTAGATATAAGATCATCATTTCTAGTAGTATCCATGTGGTCGAAAATATAAGTGGATGGATCTTTAGCAGCCAATGACTGAACACCAACCATAACCAAAGAATTACCCCTCTCGAATGGGTCAAGGTGTAACTTATTGTTTTTAGTTGTTGTCGTATTTTCAACATCAAGTACTAGTTCCATATTTCTTTTCTCCTAAATTTGTACCCATTGTTGTGGCAAACTTTTGTCTTGAAGCATCAGCACTACCTACATATCTTACCTTGCTCCTAGCATTAATACCATTTATTCTCTCACCTAACCATCTAATAACAGGCACAGCCATGCTATTGCCTAGTGCTTTATACCTGTGTCCGTCAGGTGTATGAGGTCTATTGTTATAAGGTATCCCAGTATATTCACATGGAAACCCTTGTAGTCTTTCACATTCTACAGGTGTCAGTCTTCTAATAACAGATTGATTTACTAAAGGTGTATTGTTGCCACCTGTACCCCATCTAGCAGTTACAGTTGTGCAAACTTCCCCTAAAGGTTTGACTCTAGAGTCTGTGCCATGATTCTCATATACAACAGAAACAGGTACAAACTTAGGACAGTCGGCATTTATATGTTGATCTTCTAATCCCAACTTATCGTGATAAGCTACATCAAGTGTGTTACTTATTCTCGCAGGCCACCTGTTGTCTGTAGTAGAGCTTCCTCTAGTTTCTTTGGTAGAGTCTTTCCCCTTTTGTCTGCTCTCCTCAGTATCCCCCGACAGGCTTTCGGACTCAAAGAGTATCTCTGCGGCACTTCTCCAGTCTCCTGAAGAACATCCAACAACAAAGACTCTTTTACGTCTTTGGGGTACTCCGAAGTATTGAGCATCCAAAGTTCTGTAGGCGAACCCATACCCGATTTCTTGAATCGCCCTGATGAAGGAGCTAAAGTCTTCTCCTTTGTTAGAGGACAAAACTCCAGGGACATTTTCCCAGATGAAATATTTGGGTTTAAAGTGGTCAAGTAATCCAATATAGGTGAGGGCAAGGTTTCCTCTTGGGTCTTCAAGTCCTTTCCTGAGTCCTGAGATACTGAAAGATTGGCATGGTGTTCCTCCGATAATAAGGTCAACTGATTCATTTATATTCCACTCCTTGTAGTTAGTCATGTCACCTAAGTTAGGCACGTTTGGGTAATGGTGTTGCAGAACAGCAGACGGAAACTTATCTATTTCAGAAAAACCTAGAGGATTCCACCCTAGTTTATTCCAAGCTACAGTAGCCGCCTCTATTCCAGAACATACTGATATGTAGTTCATGATGAATATACTCCTGTATGAAAATCAAATTCACAATTAACAATCCTATGAACTCCTGATATTTTATTCTTGACAATGTTTAGATACCTTAGTCCATCGTCTTCAGTCTGATCGTTCATAGGGGGATTCCTAGCAATAAGAATCATAAGATCCGACTCTCCTGCTAGACCTGTTTTACTACCCTCAATCATAGCTTGGGATAAAACAATCTTACCCTCTGCCTCTGCTGATAACTGAGTGCAGTAAACAACTAAACAGCCATACATCTTACCTATATTCCTAGCATAAATTGCATTGGCTTTTAATGCTTCATGGTTATTAGTGTTAGCTCCCTCTTCAGAAAACTTACTACCAATATCCATGACAACTATGTCAGGCTTGTAACTTTTTATTACTGCCTCTGCCCAACTCATAGGCTTACCTGTGGCATCTAAGAATTTTAAATTATCCCTGACAGGATCATACAATCTATGAGCCTCATTCTTGTCCTTGATAATTTGTTTCATCGTCATACCTGTACAGGCTGTCATATATCTTGATGCTATTCTCTCAGGCTTTTCCTCATTACATAAGATAAGAATCCTAGCACCCTGACTAGCCCAACCATTTGGACTAGCACAAAGAGTCGCATGGAAACTAGACTTACCTACATTAGACCTAGCACCTATGACAAATAGCATACCACCGTCCAGTCCTTGAACTGCCTGGAATAATGAATTGATATTGAACCGATACTTTGTATTACTACTTGCACTAGTGATTAGATTCTCGACAGAGTTATCTAAGAAGTCAGCTTTTACTGTAGGTGTAAAATCATCTTGATGGGTTTCAAGTAAATTTCTCAGGGGTTCCATAGTAGTCATGTCCCCATTGACATATTGAAATCCAAG